CTTTAATATCGTTAACATCGACAGTAACGTCAATTCTCTCTTCAGTATCAGGATCCATGAATCCGAAATCGATTTCATTGTTTACTGACTTTGCTCGTATATTGAGAATTAGATACTCAAGATCAAAAATAGCCAGCTTCTCAACATCAACGTCTGGTACACAGTTTGTAATGATTTGTTTAACTGCCAGAAGAATCTGATTCTGCTCTCTGGATTCTTGTGCGATAAGAAGAATTTTCTCTTCTTTCACTGTGAACGGACGATATTTCGTCTTCTTTCCCGTTGATGGAATTTCAATCTCAAATAACGGTTGGTCAATTTTAGGTAATGCCATTGTATACTCCTATTGTATAGTAATAATTAAAAGGATTTCAAAATAGTAGAGACATTCGATACTTGATTAATAGCGTCTTGAATGCTTCTAGGTCTCTTCAAACCTCGAATCGCTTGTGTAAATGTATTTATAGACGATAGATAAGAGAGTAGTCCATTTGTTCCACTCGCTCCTGATATGACGTTACCTGTCTTAGCACCGCTAACTTTGAGTTCATCATACGTAAATCCGACAGGCAAGGTCATAATTTCTCCATTTGCTTCCCATGCTTCAGTAATATTGCCTACCTGAATGGGATATGCGCCTGACATTTTATAAGTGTATGTGATGCTCTCTGACTGAAACGAGTATACGATTATCTCTATAGTAGTTGCGTAGTCTCTCTTATATCCCATCTCGAATGGTAGCGCACCATCAACTTCAGATATTGGTCCAGCAGACGTATCATAGTTGATGACCTTCTGCATCCATCGATGAAAAAACTTCATAACAGCAAAGTTGCTATCTACCATAAACACGGTAGGAAGAACGGGAAACTGCATAGACTGTGGTCGTCTGGTAATAGCACCAAACGATTGCTTCTGGTAGTCAACAGTTTGCACATCTAATTCGGGTAGAGTAACAGTTCTACAAAAGAATTCTAATTCTCTTGCTAAGTTTAGACTTGTAGAGTTATCTTCGTCATCATTGCCATCTGAGATTCCAGTGAATCCTGGTGGTGGTAAGATGCGTACAAGAAACAGATTGGGTTGTGCTAATCCATGCTTATTGATCTGTGATGAGAACTCATTGATATTAAATGCCATGTCTTTATCCTATGTTTTTTCTGGTATCTGCCCAGACTTGTGTTTTTGATGCTCCTTGGAATCGTTCTGTTGGCAAAAATAGAGCAACGTCCCACTCAGACGGGTAGATATACATGAATCTACTTCTAAGTTGAGAGGTCAAATATCTTTTAACGCAAGGTTTGAACCCCTTATATTTAGCCGCATTATCTAATAGTTTATAATTAATCTTAAGACGGGTTGACTCATCATATCTCTGATTGGTTGCTGTATCATACAAAGCGTCCATGAGTTTAGCACGTAGCGTAAGAGGTAAGTAATGCATGTTGAGTCCGTAAAAACCACCTGCTACTTTTTTGAATGGAAATACCAGAGGCATTCTATCGAAATATGGTAGTGTATCTTTAGTCTTTGCATCATAATAGTACATGTACATCTGACCAACAAGAGGTCGAGCAGTCAATCTATCAGCGTCACCCTTCATGAGTTTACTATCGTTTACTCTTCGATATTCTTTAGCAGTGTCACGATACCAAGTACGTGCCGCTTGAGTACGTGCGGGTACTTGTCCTGTTCGAACACCTTTAGTTAGAATTTCATCAAAGAGAGTTGCCATTAGAGTACTACCACACCTTCTGCGATTAATCTTTCACGATTAACAAGATGAGCCGCATCGACATCATCTTTATTACCACCAAAATAAGCAACTGCATGACCCTCATCAATGAGAACCTCAGTCACTCTACGATCATCGTCTAGAATAAAGTCACCTAGAATACGACCAAACTTGCCCTTCATGTCTTCGCCCTTCTTAGACACTTCAGTCTTCAGAATTGCACCATCTTTGAGTAATTCTTTTAGCTTTGCTTTAGATGCTAGACCAAACTTCTTCTCTACCTTATCACGTGTTCGTGATTCGGGGGTGTCGATACCCATAATTCTGACACGCTCTTTTCTCAGCCACACGCCAAAGCCTAGATCGATGTCTACATCTACCGTATCACCGTCTATTACTCTTAATACTTTACATTTATACTCGTACATCTATTTCTTCTCCATAAAACAGTTGCGTTGGGTTGTTTTATTGATTGATTGTTGTGCCCAGTCCAACTCCTGGATTATTCTATTATACCACTTAGAGTCTATCTCACTATTATGAGGGTTATCTCGCTCAACTGCTAATTGCTCCATTCTCATTGAGATGTATCCAGCAGCCGCTTTAGCTTTTCTTGCTTCAGATCGTTGTGTCTGAGCATCGATAATGTGTTTCTTAGTCGGTGTTAGACACTCGACATTGTTTCCTTTATAGTTCATATCATTTTATCCCTAAATGGTCTTCGTGCATTATTTGAAACTTCCATCCCTTATCTAAACAAAACTCTCGGGCAGCATCCCATTTAGCTTGATTTACTCCCCATGTCTTCACCTCATTAATATACTTTTTCGTTGGCTTACTGCCATTTCTTTTCACGATAGGAGGTACAGTCTGATACTTAGGCTTGACCTCTATCAATATCTTTTCTTTCTTCTTATCTTTATTTATCTGTTCTACGTAGAAGTCTGGAAAGTATCTGTGCAATCTCCCATCGATTGGACTCTTATAGGGTATAACAACTTCTTCGCTTGCCCATTTCACTACATGTGGGTGTCTGTCTAAATAAGACATAAGCTTCAGTTCCCAGTGTGATCTATAGATAACATTTGTAGGATCACCCAGATATTTTGAAGGGTTTCTTGGTCGAAATTTTCCTTGATAAGCCATGTGAACTCATATAAATAATTGTAATTAGTCTAACTTAGTATTTATACAGGGCATAAGAATAGCATGAATAATCAAACCGTCAAGCCAGCAGCCGCTGTTACCGAACAAAGAAAGCATAACTTAAATAATAATTTAGGTCTGTACTTTCCGCATGATATCGGTCATCACGCTATGATACTTAATTTCAAAAACTATCAATATGGTGGTAGCTCTCATATGCAAGAGGTCAGCAATGACAGTATTATTCTACCTCTACCTAAAAACTTACAAGACAATTTAAACGTTAAAGTCGGTGCAGATGAACTGGGTATTACAGGAGCATTGGCAGCTGGTGCCACACAAGGTGCAGGAGAATTAGCGAGCGACACATCGACAATAAACACTAAATTAAAAAATATGTTCGGACAAGGAAAAGATGAAGCAGGACAACTCGCCGCAATTGATAGCTTATCTGAAGTATTGAATAAAGGTATTGACTCAGGACTATTTCTTGCAAGAGCAGGTTTAGGTGGTATTGCACCAGATATCGCAAAGGGTATGGGTGCAGGACAAGGCACTGCAATTAATCCATATGCAACTCTTGTATTTAGTGGTGTTGATTTAAAGGTACACACATTCGAGTGGCTATTATCGCCTGATACACCACAAGAAGCAGAGACATTACGAAAGATTATTCGAACAATTCAGCGTCATGTGACTCCAGAAATGGATGGGGTAATAGGAGAAGGCGTGAGCAAATCAACACTTGGCAGAGGACTATTAAAGTATCCAGCAATGGTTGATTGTTTCTTTCATGGTATTAATCAGAACTTTTTTTACAGATTAAAGACATGTATGGTATCACAATTTAATGTTGACTATACTCCAAACGGTATTGCATTAAATAAAGGCGGTAAGCCTAGTGCAGTGAGAATTAATATGATTATGACAGAAGCCGCTATTCACACTAAGGCAGACTATCAGCCAGATGATATGATATCAGTTGAAGCATTACCCGAGCGAGATGAAGGTGACGCTACTCCGTCTGAAGAAAATGCCACAGTTGTTGGAAAAACAGATTTAGAAATTATCACTGATTTAGGCGACAAAATACCAGCGAATCAGGGAGCCGAATAATGAGCTATTTTAATAAATTCCCTCTGACAAAAAGAAATGATGGCAACTCTGTTGTAGATATTACTCGCAAGGGTAAATTAAAAGTATCGAACAGTGGTACAGCATATCTACCTTATACAGTAAAAGAAGGCGAGAAGCCAGAAGATGTTGCCTTTTATTATTATGGCGATCCAGAATTAGCATGGTTAGTGCTATCAGTCAACGATATTGTTGATCCCTACACGCATTGGCCTAAGACTCAATCAGCATTT